TATGAACCCGGAACTAAAGCGCCAGCCATTTGATTAAAGCCATAATCAAGAAAGTCTCTTCTGCCATTAAGAACTTTAAATAAATCTCCAGTTCCTGCTAAGAATGGATTTTCTAAAAATTGTTTTGCAAATTTATCTTCTTTAGCTACAAATTTTAATCGTTCTCTTAAAAGATTAATACCAGTTTTATCAATGTTTATTTTAGATAAAGCATCATCATAAGAAGATTTAACTAAGTTATTTGCTACAGTAAATAATTCGTTTCCATGTAAATTTCTTGGAATAAGTTTATTAAATTCTTTTGCTGTTAATTTTCCAGTTAAAGGCTCTAAAGCCTCTTGAATAGCTGTTCTATTAAAATCAGAAAGAGCAGTTACTTTAGCAGATTGTAAAGGCGATCCTACACCAATAATAGATGTTGAACTATCTTCTAATCCTTGAATAAAATCTCCTGTTATATTTTTTGCTCCACCAAATCTTTGACCATGTGTTAAACGAATACCTTTATCTAAAAACTTTTTAGCAAGTTCAGTAGTTTTTGGTAAAAGTTTATCAGCACCTTTGCTAATAGCACCACCAAGAACTGCACCACCTACAGCACCTACAGATTTTCCTGTTGCTCCTTCACCTGCACCTGCTCCATAAGTTGCTCCTTGTAATGCACCAATTTTTCCAACTCCTTTTAATCCAAGTCTAGCAAGACCTGCACCACCTGCTAAAGCAGTAGGCAAAGAAGAAGCTATTTCAGTTCCATAAGCAATTAATGGATTTTCTTTTCTAAATCTATTTAGTTTTCCTCTAGCTTGTTTAATAGCATCATCATAAGTTATATTACCATCTGTTGCTGATTTAAATAATGCTTCTAATTCATCTGCAAATCCAAACAATAATCCTTGACCTGCTGATCTAGCTAAATCTCCTGCAAAACTTGATTCTTCAATTTGTGGTGAACTAGATGTAGATGTATTAGTATTTCTACTTTTTATATCATTTATTTTTTGTAATAACTCATCTCTTTCAGACATTATAATTTCCTTTTTTCTAATTCATCTAAATAAAGTTTTAATTTTTCATCATCTAAATTTTCAGGATTTATGGCTAATAAATCTGCATTACTTAAATCACCATAGCTTAACAAACCTAAATCAGTTGTAATATCAGCAGATAATACTCCTAATTGTTCTTTAGTAAATGTGATTGGTTCTTTATATTCCCAACCTTTATTTCCATATTCATTTTGAACATTATAATTATATTGTCGTAAATTTGAGTTATAATTATCGTAAGTTTCTCTAAACATTTGTGATATTTGTCGTTTAACTGCTTCAGGATCTTGTAGTGCATCAACATTACCACCTAAAGCATCAATAATTCTAAGAGCATCTTGTTCAGTCATGACACCACCACCAACAATGTTTTTTCTTGATGCACCTATTAATCTTTGCAATTCACCATTTGCTATTTTAGTTGATAATTCTTCTTGTGTTAAACCTTGTCCGAAAAAAGTTTTAAATATTGCACTATATTGATTTGCTAATCGTACTACACCTTGATTAGTATTTTTTTGTAATGACAAATATCTTGCATACGATTTAAGACTCTGTTCATTACT